CGGCGTGATCGTGATTCCGGGGTTCTCGAGGTAATCGCCCGCGGCGTTGTGTTCATAGCCGGAGCTGGCGCCGGTATCGATCTGCGAGGTATCCGCGAAGGGATCCACCAGTGCGTTGACGATGCGTTGCGGATTGGCCGCGAGCATGGCGTCTTTCATGCTGTTGACCAGGATCAGCTTGCGCAGCGCCTCGACCGACTGCGTCGGTATGATCGACGGGTCGAGCTGGCCCGTTGCCGAAAGCACCTCCGGCAGGTTCGTCGCCGAAAGGCCAACATCGCGGTAAGCGGCCGTCCCGAGCCCGAGCGCCGTGATCGCATTCGCAATCAGCGTGGTGACAGCCTGGCGCACCTGGGTCAGGTCCTCGTCATCCGGCTCGATCTCGGCATGCTCGATCAGCTCGACCAGCTCGGCCTGCACGTCGTTGAACACCTGCGCCGGCGGAGTGGAGCCAGGCACGCTCGGCGTTGCCGGGTTGAAATCGACGTAGGGATCGTCATCGGCCTCGGCGCCGAATGGCGGTACGTACTTCATGGGTCAGCCCTCGTAGGTAAAAAGCAGGGTCGTGTGATCCGGCTGCCAGCGCCGGAGCACGCATTCGAGATCCTCGGCGATCGAGGCGAAGCCGAGCGGGTCGCGGCCGCAGACGCCTTCCCCGCAGCGAAACCAGGTGATGCGCGGTCCGAGCACCCGGACGCGCCACAGAAAACGCTGCTTCGGATCACCAAGCGCATGCCCGCCGCCGCATTGGGAGAAGCCGCAGCGGAAGGGCCGGTACTCGACGACCTCGATCTCGTAGCCGAGCGAGGCGGCGACGCCGGTGAAATAGGCGATCGACTGTCCACCGCGGGCGGACCAGCGGGCGACCAGGTGCAGGCGGCGTTCGCTCTCGGTCTGCAGCGCGGTCGTGCATTCGTCCGGCAGGCCCGCTTCGCGTTCACGCGCCGCCAGTGTCTCGACCGCGAAGCGCGGGTTGAGGTCGTATCGTTGCGCCTGCGCGCGCTCGTCGATATCGGCATGGGCAACCGCCAGCGCCTCGAGCAGTTTCCGGCCCTCGCCGGTGCGCTCGCGAAAGCCCTGCCAGAACGGACCTTCCGGCAGCAGCGCGGCGAGCGCGGCGGTGTAGGCCTGAATGCGCGCGGCGTCAGGCATAGGTGATCGTCCCGGGGATCGCGATCTCGCCGGCGTCGATCGAGACGTTGCCGGCGGGCGCGGTGAGAATATGACTGTCCTCACCGGCGGCGATCGCAACCGCTTCGGCGATCCAGCTGCGCGAGATGTCGAGACCGGGCTCGGCGCGTCGGCGCAGCATGGCGGCAAGCTCGGTCGAGATCGCCGCGCGGATCTCCGGCGTATCCGGCGAGAGCGCCGAGACCGTCAGGTCGACCTCGACCGGCGTCGGCGCAGTGACGATCGGCTCCGCCGTCACCGGGCGAACCGCCTCGATCGCCGCGGCGACGAGCGCCAGGTCACCGGAATAGTCAGGCGCGGGATCGCCTTGCGGAATGCCGCTCTCTTCGGCGCGAAGATCATCCATCATGAAATAGATCGTGACCGTCCCGATCGCGTCGCCGGTACCGGAGACCGGCCAGACGCGCGTCACGCCGGCAACGGCCTTCGCCCAGGCAACGTAATCATGGGCCGCACCGCCGTGCGGCGGTTGCTGGATACGCGCGAGGATGCGCGAGCGGAAAGCCTCCGCGATGCCGGGTCGGCCGTCCGCTTCGATGTCGGCGCCACCGGCAAGACCGGGCGCGGTCACCGTGACGGACGCATCGACGCCGGCGATCGGGGATGAGAAGGAAAGTTTCTGCGCTCCCGCCGGCGAGGCATGATTGCCGGCAACGCCCGCGATAACCGCTTCGACAGGCAGGCTCACGGTGCCGTCCGCAACGGAGCCGCCGGCCGTCACGCGGTAGACGGCGCCGTCCGCGCGCACCAGCTCGGCGCCGGTCGGGATCTCCGCGTCATTGACGCCGGTCGCGGTGATCGTACCCGTCGCCTTCGTCGCAGGCACGCGTTCGACTCCCCAGACACCACCCCAGCTGTCCAGCCAGTCGCCCTCGGCGAACAGCGGATGCGACTGCCGCGCCGACCAGTCGAGATGCGCGTGCAGGAGGTGAGTGCCCGCCGCGGTGAGCTCCGGCAGCCGTGGCACGACCCCCTGGCCGAGCAGCATCTCGGCGTCAGGCAGGCGCGCGGCGAACTCGGCGCGGGCGAGCTCGATCAACTCTTCGAGGGTCGGGCGGGAAAAGCCGGTCAGCGTCGTCGTCATGGGTCAAGCTCCCGCCATAGATCGTCGATCAGGATGTCGAGGTCGTTGCCGTCCGGCTTCACGATCCGGATCGCGAGGTCGAGGCGGACCGGGTCGCCGACGCGCGCGGCCTGCACGGTGATAGTGCGGGCGAGCCCGTCATCGATCAGCTGCTGCAGATCCTCGCGCACGGTCTCCTCGATCGCGGCGACGGTCGCGTCGGTCAGCACGGCGCGGGCATAGATCCAGAGCCGGGTACCGACGCCCCGCCCCTGCACGGCCGGGAATGCGTCGGCCCAATAACCCTTGCGGTCGGCATCGAAGCCCGGCAGCACATCGTCCACCCGCGCGCGGCCCCAGGTGAACAGGATCGCGCGGACATGGGTCTCGAGGTCGCGACCCTCGGCGAGGCCGGTGACCGGCGCCGGCGCCAGGTCGAGAAAGCCCGACGCGCGCCGGGCAACGTGAAAGTCACTCATCCCGCGAATCCCCGATCTCCGGCGGACTGATATCCAGCCCCTCGCCGGTTGCCGTCCCGGTCCAGCTGACCTTGTGCGTCGGCAGCCATTCCTCGCCGTGACCCAGGCAATCGAGTGCAAGGCGCTCGGTCGCATGGATCTCGACGTTCTTCCCCTCGAGGCGAACGTTCTCGCCCCCCTGGACGCGAACATCGTTCGCCCCTTCGACCGTCACGTCGTTGCCGGCCTCTACGCGAACGCCGTTCGCCGCGGTGACCTTGGCATCGACGCAGGTGATCTCGATCTCCTGACCGCGCTTCAGGTGAATGCGGCAGCCGCCCGCGAGCGCGTCCTCGTCGGAGTAGAGCGCGACCTCTCCGGCCGCGAGATCCTCCGGCCGGTAGCGCCGGTCGATCGCCGGGAGCGCGACCCGGTGATCGCGGTCGATCGCGATCACCAGCTCCTCCGCCCCTTGCCCGCCCGAGCCGGGCGGCAGCACGCGCATGACGAAACCGTAGGGCAGCAAGTGAACGACGCCGTCGAAGGTCTCGCCGGCGCGGCCGGCCACCTGGTGACGCTGGTCGCGCACGCCGTCCGCGTCGCGGAGCACGACACCCCAGACGAACAGGTTCGAGACCCGCCTTGCCAGGTTCCGGAAAGTCTGCGCGTCAATCATCCGCCACCGCCTTGCGCACCCTGTCCCACTTCTGCCGCTCGCCGTCCGCCGCCTGTTCCGGCAGCGGCTGGAAAGCCGCCGGCGGCGCCAGCGTCAGCCCCGCCGTCCGGCCGCCGTTGCCGTCGAAGCGGAAATCGACCGCCGTGATCAAGAGGTCGCGATGCGCCCCGGCGATAACGTCGTCGACCCGGACCAGGAGGCCCGGCGACCAGAGCGCGCCGCCCGGCTTCTGGCGCCAGCCCCGCACCGTGTGCGAGAGCGAAAGCCCGAGCGCCTGGCGGCGGGCGACCTCCCAGCCGGCGCGGAGCCCGGCGCGGACGCTGTCGCCGGCGGAATCCGCCAGCACGATCAACGGCCGATGGCGAGTGACCGCTGCATCGCGGGCGATGCCCTCGCCCTGCGCCGCGGCGATGCCGAAGTCCGCCCCCTCCGCCTGCCGCTGCGACTTGACCGTGATCGTCGAGAAACGCTGCACAATACCCCGCGAGAAGCTGGTCGCGATGACGTTGTTTGCCGGGTCGGGCGTGCCGTCCGGGCCGTCGAGATGGCGGAGCGCCACCGCAGCCCGGCCGGTAACCGGATCGCGCGCCAGCCGGAGCGAGCCGTCCGCTTCGGCGAAGGCGAGCAGGCCCTCGTCGCGGCAGAGCCGGAGGATCGCCTCGGCGGCCTTCTCGCCGAGCTCGACCTCGAAATTCGTCACCTTGCGCGCAACCGCCGCGGCGTCCGCCCGGACATCGATGCCGAAGGGCAGCGCCAGCGCGCGGACGATATCGGCGGCCGTCCGGCCCCGCATCTGCAGGGCGGCAGCCGAGCAATCGACCAGGTCGCCGGTGAGCGACCGCCCAGCCGCCACGTAACCGCGATCACCGGCGCCCCGGCGGCCCTGTAATTCGTCAACCGCGCCGACCAGCACCGTCTCGTCGCCGATCGCGACCCTGACCTCCTGGCCCGGCTCGAGCGGCGGACCGCCGGCGATCCGGCCGGCATCGCCCGGCGTGCGGCCGAGCTCGAGCGAGAACCGCCCGGCGATCTGCTCGATGCCGAGCCCGACCGACGCCGACTTCCAGACCTCGAGCACCTTGCCGCCGGCAAAGACGCGGAGCCGGTTGTCCTCAGCCATCGAGCGCCTCGATCCGGCTGGACGCGAACAACGGCCGTACCATCGACGGGTTGCGCTTCAGGATCTCCGCTTCACGGGTTGCATCGCCATAGAGCCGGTGAGCAAGCAGGATCGACGGCGCACCGCCGCTTTCAATCGTGACAGCGTTCGGCAGACCACCGGCGCGGGTCGCGAGATCGGCCGACACGCGCTGCGAAAGCGTCGTGACAGCCGAGAAAGCCGCATCGTCGAACAGACCGGTCGAGGCCGCGGCGAGGCGGACGCGGTCGGCACGCGCGACGAACGCCGTTCGCGCCGACCGCACCTCCCCCGCGGTCTCGAAGCCGCCCGCGGCCAGCGCGCGGGCCTCATGGGCGAGCGATAATCGCCGGACGAAAAGATCCTGGGCGGCTTCGTTGACGGCAACGACCGAGGCGGCGACACCGCCGATGGTCTCCGCGACATCCGAAGCCCGGTCGACCAGGCCACCGAACAGCGCGGCGGCGCGGAGCGGTGCGCCGCTTGACCGCCCCGCGCGATCGACCGCGTAGGCAGCCGACGCCAGGGCATCCGTGAATTCCATGACCGGGGCCGCCGCATCCTCGTACAGCCGGGCGACCAGGTCGAGACCGAGTGCAGTGCGCGCCTCCCGGATCGCGGCGGCGCCGGCGGCGATGCCGAGACGCGGAAGGCCGAGTGCCGAATCCAGCGCCGCATCACCCCATGACGTGAACCGCGCCGCGGCCGTTTCGGCTACCGTCTGCGGCAGCGACGAGACCCGGAAGCGCGCGTTGAACGCTTCCGCGGCGGCGAGTGAAAGCCTGTCGGCGGCGGAGCGCATCAACGCAGCGCCATCCGCGCCGGCCTCCGGAAAGCGGGCATCGCCGGCCTCGGCGAGCGTCATCGTGAAATCGCAACGCCCGAGCTGGTCTTCGTTCTCCGCCGTGGTCCAGCTGCGGACCATTACCCTCATGGCGCCATGCGGACCACGGTACCAGGCGGCGCCCGGTGCGCGCAGCGCCTCGATCAACGCGGCACGCGTCGCCTCGAATGCAGCCACCGACGTGGCGGTTACGAAACCCGCGATCGTGAAGGTCTCCACCGCCGCGCCGGTATCTTCGGCGTCGGGCAGGTCACGGGCGGCGAACTCGTGATCCGGCCCGCGCCGGCCACCGCTGCGATCGTGGCTTTTCAAGTGAAAAGGGACGCCCCGTATCGACGGAGCGTCCCAACCGTTCGGCAGTGCCATTGTCGCCTCCCGCAGCCGCCTGCGGGAGGCGGAGGGTCAGTTTCCGAGCTTCTGTTTCGCGGCCAGCTCCATATCGATGCAGCCGCCGAGGGTCGTGTAGTTCGGCGCGCCGCCAAAGGCCGCCACCTGTTCGCAATGCGCTCGCAGAACCGGATCGAGATCCGGCATTGCCGCGACCCGGGCCCGCGCGCCGATCTCCATATCGATGCAGCCGCGCAAGGTCGAGTAGCTGCCACCGCCGCCGAAACGCGCCACCTGGTCGCAATAGGTCCAGATCCGCTCCTCTTCACCGGTCAGGCGATCTAGCGCGACCTTCGCGGCGGCCTCCATCTGCCGGCAACCGAGCTCGATCGTCGCGCTCGAGCTTCCACCGACCGCGGCAACCGTCTTGCAGTAGGACTTTACGTCATACTCGGGCATATCCGCGCCCCAGGCCGGCAACGCGCCGATGGCCAGGGCGGCGGCGAGTGTCATGATCTTCATTCAAACCTCCCGTTTTGCTTGTGCGGGAGTGTATTGTGACTCCGATTGCCTGTCCACTCACCCGGAATCAGCGGCTGAATGTCCGGATCAGCTGTTCGACATAGGCGGAACGCCGCGGACCCTGGCGCGAGGTCGACAGCGCCGTGCGCATCGCCTTCAGGAACTGCTGGCGAATCTGCTTGTCGGACATCCGTCGCGCCGGCTCAACAAACCGCCAGCGCCGCGCGATCCTGTAGCCCTGCACACCCGTGTACAGACGGACAATCGGAAGCCGGCGATGCGCGAAACGCCGCACGAATACGCCCGGTTTCCCGGCAATCGTCGCGACGAACGGTCGCGGAGCCCGCTTCGAGCCCCGGCGCCGGCGTTTTTTCGTCTTCGCGGCGGCGGCCTGGCGCTCGATCTTGCGGAAAAGCTGTTTCGGACGGTTCGGCCGAGCGACGGGAGCGGCGATCGAGCTGGTCGTCCGCGCTTCGATCGTCGGAACCAGCAGGCCCGACACTTTCCAGCCGCCGTTTCCGTCTGCCTGGCGCACGGCGCCGACGAGCTGGTCCTTCATGTACCAGTCGCGGGTGAAAACCGCGGCCTCATGCTTGCCCTTCGTCGCCGGACGAACCCGGATGCCGCGCTCGGTCCAGTTGTTGCGGAGCTCGAACTGCCGGCCGAGGCTCCGCTGCGTCGCCTTCTGGACGATTTGCGCCGTACGCGTCAGCGCCTTTGCTGCGGCAAACGGATAATGCTTCCGCTCGGCCTCTGTCAGCATCGCCTCGGCGATGCCCAACCCGTCAAATTCGATCGAGACGTCGAGCATCAGTAAGAAGCCGCGAAGTTCATGCCGACATCGACCGGGATATCGACCGCGCCGGATGAACCGGCGGTGCTGGTCCGGGTCTGAACGTTTTTCACCTCGGCGCCGACGACCTCGATCCGCGTGCGGATCTCGCCCTGCACCTCGCCTGTCGCGCCGCGGGCCACAGCCTGGCGGCCGGCTGCCCGGTCGACCGCGTGGCGTGTCGCCGACGGCAGGTTGCCCGCCTCGGGCGCGTCAGGCGTATCGAAATCGATACCCATCTTCGATAGCCCGGTCTTCATCCAGCCCGGCAGTGATGCCCCGAGCGCGTTGATCGCCTCACGCAGCGCGCGGGCCGGGTTCAAGGCTTCGAACATCGACATGATGCCGGCGATCGCGTCGTCGAAGATCGCGCCGACCTTCGCCCACAGATCTTTCGCCCAGGCCGTGATCGAGTCCCAGTTCTCATAGATCAGGTAAACGGCAGCGCCGAGCGCCGCCACCGCGGCAATAACGGCGCCGATCGGGTTCGCAATCAGCACGACCGTCAAGGCCTTGAACGCCGTTGCAAAAGCGCCGATGCCGGACACGACTGCCGGGATCGCTGTTGCGGCAAAGGCACCGAGCTTGACGCTCATCAGCCCGATCGAGGATGTCAGCCCGATGACGCCCTTACCGACCGAGAGCAACGCCGCGACCGTATCCAGGTTGAGCAGCGCGACCATGCCAACGGCGGCGACCTTCCATCCGCCGATCGCCTCGATGAAGCCACGGACACTGGCGACCGTCTCGGATATGCCGGCAACGAAGGCCTCGAAGTCGAAACGCTCGAAGGCCGCCGCGATCTCCCGCACGATCGCCTCGACGCGAAGCGCGATCAACTCGCGGTTCGCGGTGATGAAAGACGTGAAACGCTCGATCAGCGGTCCGACAACCGGCAGCAGCTTCGCGGTGATCGCATGCCCGGCGCCCTCGAGAGCGCGGCCGGCGTCGGTCATCCGGTCGGTCAACTCTGCCGATGCCCGGGCCTGCTCTGCCGTGACGATGCCGAGCTCGCGGGCCCGCGCCGCCATCTCTGCCAGGCCAGCGGAACCTTTCAGCATCGACGGGACCAGCTTCGCGCCAGCCTCCTCCATCAGCTTCTGCGCGACCGCGGCGCGTTGCGCCGGGTCTTCGATCTTCGCGATCTTGTCGGCGAGCTCAACATAGACGTCGCCGACATTCCGGGTCTTGCCGGCGCTGTCGGTGAGCTTGACGCCGAGCGCCTCGAACAGCTCGAGCGCCTCGCCGGTACCGTTCGCCGCCTCGCCGATATTCTTCGTCAGCGACCGAATGGCCGCCTCGAACTCCTCGCCGGTCGCCCCGGACCGCTCGGCGGCATAGGCCAGTTCCTGCAGCTGCTCGACCGCGACGCCCGACCGTTGAGACAGCTTGTCGAGCGCATCGCCGGCGGAAACCGAGCGCCGGACGGTGAGCCCCAGCGCCGCCATCAGCCCGCCGCCGGAGAGCAACGCCGCCCCGCCGAACAATCCCCGCACCTGGCGGCCGAGGTTGACGAAGCTCTTGCCGAGATTGCGGACGGAATCAGCGACACGATGCAGGCCGAAGCTCCGGGCGGTCTGGCTCGCCCGGCCGCGCAGCGCACCGAGCGAGGACCGGACAGCGCGGATCGGACCGGTCGCCCGGTCGACCGCTTTCATGATGAAGGCAACGGCTGCGTTCACTTGCTACCCTTCCCGCCGAAAGCCTCGGCGATCTTCTCCTGCAGGCGCTCACGCGCCGCGACGACTTCCATCAGGTCCTCGAGGATCTCGTCCTGCCACTGGCTCGGCAGCCAGCCGAACTCCGCGGCCGCCGCGACTACGCGGCCCCGCCAGTTTTCCGGGACAGCGGCAAAAAACCCTCGACCACCTTCACCGCCCGGAGGAAGTCGGCGGCGTCCATCTCGGCCAGGTGTTTGTCGAGGATGGTGTTGTGCGGGTCGACGATGATCTTCCGGATCAGCCCCCGCATGGCGGCGAGAGGCTCGCGCTCGGCCGACTTCGACGCGAGCAGGTCGAGTTCCCCGGCCTTCAGGCGGCGAATCAGCAGGCTCTCGATCTTGATCGGCTGCGCCCCGTCGCCCTCGTCGACCCGGACGACGATCGGGTCCTCGAGCCGGAGCCGTTTCTGCCGCCCTTCATCCTCGACCCAGCCGGTGAGATCGACATCCTCATCACCCGAAAGAGCCCCGAACATCAGCTGACCTCCCGGCCGCGCTCACCCTCGAAGCGGACGGTAACGGAGTTTTTCGTTCCGTCCACTTCGGCGTCACCGACCAGGTCAGCGCCCTCGAGCGTGACCACTCGGTCGGCGAGCCGCAGCTCGACCTTGCTGTTCTCGACATCGAGATCCGAGACCGACTGCCCCTCGTTGAGCAGCACGGTAACGGCGATGAAGGGCACCCTCGATTTCGAGCTCCGTCCGACCCGGCCACCGGCTGCGGTGATAGATTCCCGCATCCTCGTGCGGACATCGTAGGTCGCGCTTTCCGCGTCGACATGGAAGGTCAGCCCACCGACCGTAAGGCCGACAACACCGGCGTTCACTGACATTTGTTCTCTCCTTCAGGAAGATGATGACGGCCCGTGGTCAGCGCGCGAGATCGCGCGGCCACTGCAGGCTGAAGCTGACCTTGACCGCGAAGACGATCAGCGGGTTGGCGAGGTCCGGCGGATAGCTGACATTGAGGCGGGTCGGATCGTCGCCGTCGCGGCTGACGATCAGCAGCTTCTCGAACGCTTCCGGGTTCTCCGCCACGCCCGCCTCGACCAACTTCAGGTAATGCTGGATCAGCCGCGCCTTGACGATGCGCGGCGAGGCGATCGGCAGGCCGGCGGAGACATGACGGTCGTCGTCGACCAGGATCGCGCGCCGCTCGAGGAACTCGGCCACGATCACCGCCTTGAGCTGCCGGAGGATGTAGCTCAGCGTCGCCGGCGTCGTGACGTCGAGGTAGGAGGCATCCTCGACGCCCGAGGCATTCTTCTGGTAGGTCGTGACCGCGCGGTCGATCTGCAGCGCTGCTGCCGGGCCGCGGTCCGAGGTCGAGATGCCCTTGTAGAGCAGCGAGTTTTTATCGGCCCAGGTCGGCAGCGCCGCCTCGGATGCAGCCTCCTCGCCGATCAGCCGGAGCGTCTGCAGCGGGCGGGCCGGGTGATTGTGCAGCGCGCGCGCCGCGATCGCGCCGTACCGCGCCGCCGTCTTGAAGGCCGGCGCCAGCTCGTCCGGCGACTTGCCGAAGACCGAGGACCAGGGCGAGTTGCGGGCAACGCCGGCGGTCGCGAGCTCCGAGACCGTGCCGTGGCGGGCCGTCCAGATCTGGCCGTAGAGCTGGCGGAGCGGACCCCATCGGTCGTCGAGCTCCGCCTCCCAGGCGTCGAGCGAGGTGTCGTCGCTGACCGGCAGGATGATGTGATCGAAGGCCTGGTCGGCGATGCCGGCGATCGCCGCCGACATATCCGGCGCGCCGGCGCCACTGGTCAGGCGCCCGCCGGTCGGCACGGCGATCGAGACGCCCGCCGGCCAGGGCTCACCCTGCAAGGCGCCGCGATGATTGAAGCGCACCGCAATGTCGTTGCCGAGCGTGCCCTTGTGGCGGCAGGTGATCGTGATGACCTCGTCGGTATTCGCTGCCGTCACCGGCAGATCGAGGTCCGCATTGATCGCAGCGACGATCGCCGCGGCGATCTCGGCATCCGTGTCGCCGGAGGCGACGCCCACCTGCAGCGGCTGGACAATGCGGCGGCGCGAACCGTCGCCGACATAGACGTAGAGCACGCCGGCGGCCGTCGCCGGCCCGGAGACCGTGAAGTCGCCGTCAGCGGCGGTGCCGGCGCCGGGATCTTCGACCGGCAGTAGCCAGAGCTCGCCCGTGTCGTCGTTGTCGCGATAGGCCCGCGCCATCGCCGCGCCGGCGGAGCCGCGACCGCAGAGATCGACCGCCGCGTCGCCGTTGCCGGCGAGCAGGACGGGCACGTTCGCATCCGCCGTTCCGCTCGAAAGCATCGGCGCGACGAGCAGCACCCGGGAATTGACCTGGTAGAGACCGGCGAGCGAGTTGTCGATCTCGGGATAGAAGCCGTGCGGCCGGGCGCCGACGGGCACGCGGTCGAAGGCATTGGCGTTGATGGTCGGTATCACGGATCAATCCTCCTGGGGTTTGGCCGCCGCGGCGGACCGGGATTTGCGGGAAACGGGGGCGGGCACAAGATCGCCGTCACGGCCGCCGGCAACGCCGCCCGGCGCGCCTTCGGGCGGCAACAGCCGGAGAATGCGAGGGTCGCGAAGCGCCGCGGCGTCCAGCTCGAACGGGCCGGAGGGAAAGGCGCGGCCGGTTCGCGGATCGATGACGGTCAGCGCGTGACCGTTCGGGCGCTTTTCCGGGTTCGGCTGCAGGCGGGTCGTTTTCATGGTCTTTCTCCGATGACGGCGAACGGCGTTCGCCTCGTTCAAGCGCCGGAGATCACTCTTCCGGCGGGGTATCGAGAGAGATCTCACCCTCGAGGCGGCCATCCGGGCCGGCGGTATGGGGACCGCCTTCACCGGCCGGGTCGAACGGATCGAGAGCATCGAGCGCGACATCCACGCCGGCGATCACGCCGGGCGTCGCGAGCGGGAATTCCTGGTTGGCTTTCGGCGTCAACGTCAGCGCGAGGATCTCGACGCAATGCCCCAGCTCACCTGGTGCCTGCGCGACGAGGAACTGCTCGGTCTCGAACGACATCGGCGCCCTGAACAGCGCACGCCAGGCCGGGTCGGTGAACAATGTCGTCTTGGCCCACTCGACCAGCGCGCCGGCGGCGGCATCCCAGTCCTCGGCGGCGGCGACACGGACCTCGATCGCCAGCGTCATCGACATGCCGAAATGTTCAAGGCCGGCGTCGAGAGCTTCGCCGCGTTCGTTCGGCGCATAGACGCTGACGACCCGGTCGACGCCCTTCGGCAGACCGTCGAGGCGCGCACGGTAGACCCGGACGCCGCTCGCCGCAGCCGCTTTCAGCCGCGTCACGGCGTCGGTGATGATCGCCTGGCGGGTAGTCATCACGTCACCTTGCGGAGATAGAGCCGGGTCACGCCTTCCTCGAAAGCCCGGGACCAGGCGATGCGCCAGGTCTCCTCACCATCCTCGATACGGTCACCGGCGGCGTAATCGCCGTCGTCTGCCGTCACCTCGACGCTTGCCGGCAGATCCGAGCGACGGATATCGACAACCGCCTCGCAATCCACCTGACCGACCGTGCCTTCGCTGTCCGGCTCCAGGTCGTCGAAGAACCGGACAACCGTGACCGTGAACGGCCCGACCCCGGCACCGGGATTGTCGGCGCCGGGGTGATAGGTCACGGTCCGGCCAAAATGTCGGAAGGCCGGGCCGTTCACGAGACGGTCGAAGTCGACGGGCATCGGGTTCAGGCGGTTTTCTTGCCGCCGGCCTTGCCGGCTTCCTCGGCCGCCTTCTTTTCAGCCGCTGCGGCTTCCTCGGCGGCCCTCTTCTCCGCCGCGGCCTTTTCTTCGGCAGCCTTCTTATCTGCGGCCTTCGCCCGCTTTTTCGCCTCGGCTTCCGCCGCGTCCTGATCGATGCAGACGCCGGCGGCAATCAGTTCGTCGGCCGCCGCGTCGTCGATGAAATCGAGAATGGAATTCGGACCGTGGAAAGCCCCGCCATGCTCCACCGTGCCTTTGATGACCTTTACGCGCTTCATGAAAAATCTCCTCGGGTTGAAAAGGGACAAACAACGGGCCGGCGGAGCATGCCGCCGGCCCGTCAATCAGGTGGAAACGCCGGGCCGATCAGCCCGGTTCAGCGCCGGCGTCGAACTCGGCGAGCAGCTCCGGCCGCTGGCAGATCGGCAAGACGTTGCTTTCGGAATAGAGCTCAATGCCCTTTCCGTGCTTCAGAATCTCCGGCGAAACGAAGATGTCCGGCCCGACCTGGTTGGCCCCGTCGACAGTGTCGGACGGACCGACGAAATTGCGGAACGTGTTCCGCGTACCAAGCGGGACAGCGTGCCCCTTGGTCGGCGCGATCAGGTTCGTCGAGGTGCCGTCCTGCAGGGTCACCGGGGCGTTGTACTCGATGAACATGATGCCCCCGAACAGGAAGCCCTCCCGATCGTCCAGCTCCGCCCGGTCCTTCGCCGCCGACCACTGCAGATAGTGCTCCTTGACGCTCGGATGGTTCGTGAGCTTGTCAAAGAACGTCGTCCCGACATAGGCGGTCGCACCGGTTGTAACCTCGCCCTTCAGGTTGTTGTCCCGCTGGCGGAGATAGGCGCGGCACTTGGCCTTGACGTCGGTTTCGTCCGTGTCGAGATCGAAGTAGATGACCGACTTGGTGAAGTCGAACACCTCGTAGAGATCGTACAGCAACTCGCCGGCGCCGTCATAGATCTCGCCCTTGATCATACCCGCATGCAGGTATTCCCAGGTCAGGTTGTACGTCATCCGAAGCTGCTCGAGGCGCTCGACGAGAGAGTCATCGATGGTCTTCGGCCGCGGCTGAGCGGCAAAGGCGCTCCAGTCCTGGATGTCCTGCGGCGTGATCAGATCGAGCTTGTTGAAGTGCGGGATCTTCAGGTAGACCGCCTTCTCCGTCGGATTGTTGCCAACGACGCCGGGCGCGCCCCGCTCGGTCGCTGCGAGCACGACGATCTCCCAGCCGCGGCGCTTGATTTCGACCAGCGTCGAACGGCTCGGCTGTTTCGTTGCCAGGCCTGCCGCCTGGAGCCTGCCATAGACGTTCGGCAGACGATCGACCGCCTCGGTCAGGTCGAGGGCAGTATAGGGAAAGTTGATTGCAAGATCCGGCATGATCAGACCCTTTCACGCGTTTCGATGCGCTTGAGAGCAAGCTCCGCGAGCGCAGCGTTTTTCTGGTTGGTGGTCGCACCTGCCGGCCAGACGAGAGCGGCGTCGGCAACGAGTGCATCGCGGTGAATAACGACCGTTTCGGCGTCGGTGCCATCAGGCGCCGTGACATCCTTCGCCGCGAATGCCGCCGCGCGCTGACTGCCGTCCGTTTTCGAGAAATCGATCTGGACGTACTTCAGCGAACCGGCCGGGACCTCGACCTCGATCACGTCGTCGACGTCCCAGTCCGCATCACCGTCGGTGATGGTGAAGGCGAGTTGCGGCTCGGCATAGGCCACGCCGACGAGAGCGTCGGCCAGGCGATAGCCATCCGGGTCGACGACCTGGAAACGCCCGCCGTTCGAAGCCTCGGCGATGCAGGTCACCTTGTAGGTGCCGGCCTTGCAGGAGGCGCCGAGCGTCAGCGATCCAAGCGCGCCGTCGCCGGTGTTGCCCTCGTCGGGCGTGATCACCGGCGTGCCGAACAGCACCTGGCCGAGCACCATGCCGAGCGTAATCGCCCGGACAGCACCGGAACCGGCGAGGATGGTGACCGCCTTGCGCGAGACAAGCGGGTCGAGCTCCCATTTCAGCACGGACGTCAGGGGCGTCCGGCCGTTCTGGGAGAGGAAGGGCATCGTGGAAGGCATTGTCTGGTCCTCCTGGTTTATCGCGGGTTGCTGGCTGCGCGACGGTCAGCCGCCGCAACCAGGCGCTCGCCGGGCTTGGATTCGCCCGGCGCCTTGGCCCCGGACGGTAGCGCGGCGGGCTGCGTCGCCTGCACGCGCTTGCGGAAGTCACTGGCGCCGGCAGGCTGCCGCGGCACGCGATCGAGGGTTGCGATCGCGTCCTTCGACGGCATCGGCGTCTCGAGCGCGAGGTAGCGGGCGAGATCCGGGTTCGCCTCCGCGGCCTTGGAGCCGAGGATGCGGTTGATCCGCGCGCGCTCGATCCGGCGGCCGTCCTGCATGGCCGCGCGAAGCGGCTTGTCGGCCGAAGCGCGGGAGCGGAGACCGGCCATCGCCTTCATCTCTTCTTCCTCTTCCTCGCTGGCCGGCTCGTCGTCTTCGCCAGTCGGACCGTCCTCGTTCTCGTCGTCGTCATCATCGGTTTCGCTGTCGGCGACGGCTTCCTCTTCCTGCTCTTCGGCGGCGGCCTGATCCTCGTCCTCGGGGATCTCGTCCTCCGCCCTGCTGGCAGACAGCAGGGTATTGCGACCTGTCATGGTCTCGCTCCTTCAGGGTTCAGGGGGCGGCGGAGGGTTCCCCGCCAGGGGTTCACACCCGGATCGGGTTGCCGTCAAGAGCCGACAGCAGGGCCTGAAACGCGTCCTCGGGTGCCAGGACCGCGTCGACCAGACCGGCCGCGCGCGCAGCGCTACCGGTAAACACTTTCGCCTCGGTCGCGAGCACGGCCTCGACCGTCATGCCGCGCCCCCGCGAAACCAGCTCGGCGAACAGCCGGTGCGTCTCGTCGAGCTCCGCCTGCCATTCGGCGCGGACGGCGTCGGGGAGCGGCTCGTAGGGATTGCCGTCCACCTTGTGGGCGCCGGCATGGATCAGGGTCAAAGTCACCCCCTCGGTATCGAGCAGGCGAGAGAAATCCGCATGCATGCAAACCACGCCGATCGAGCCCGCCGCGCCCGTCCTCGGGATCGTCACCCGGTCGGCCTGGCTGGCGAGAGCGTAGGCCGCGCTGGCGGCATTCTCGTCGAGGATGGCCCAGACCGGCTTTTCGGCCCGCGCGGCGTGAACCTGGTCGGCCAGGTCGAAACACCCCGCGACTTCTCCGCCCGGGGAATCGATCTGCAGCACGATCGCACGGATCATCGGGTCCTCGGCCGCGTCGGCGAGCTTGCGGGCGATGCCGTCATAGCCGGTCATGCCCGATTCCGGATCGAGGCCGTTCCGCTGCACCAAGGTCCCGCGTACCGGGATCACGGCAACGCCGGCGGTCTCGTGGAAGGTTTGCCCCCGCCGGCGGGTACGTTCCGATAGACGAACGCCGTTCGCCTGCGCCTCCTGCATCAGCAGCGACCAGCTTGCCCGGTCGGAGAGTACAGAGGCGACCTCGAGCGCGCGCGCCGGCAACACCATCAGCGGCCGGTTGAACAGCTGACCGCGCAGATTATGGAATTCAGGCATGCGTCAGTCCTTTCCGTTCGGCGGCCCGGCGGCCGATCCGCTCGAGGCGGGAGAGGTGCCAGTCGAAGGCAGACGCCCCGGCCTCGCGCAGCTCGTCGGTGTCGCGCTTGTCGGCGTCCTCGTCCTCGGGCGCGGTCTCGGAGATCACGGCCCAGGAGGTCGTCGGCAGGCCGAGATCCGCATACCGCTTGCGCTCGAAGGCCTGCTGCTCGGCAAGCTCCTCCCAGTCGTGCCCCTGCTCGGCGGATTCCTTCTGCAGGCTCGAGATGCCGGCATCCATCCGCATGATCGCGGCCTGCGCTTCCTTCGTCGGGTCGACCCAGCCGCGGCCGGGCCCGTAACCGAACGCGCGGCCCCAGGCATAGGGTGCGTCGTAGAAGCTCGGCGCGCCCGGCAGGCGGTCGACCTCGCCGGTCGCGAACGCCTCCTCGAGCCAGAGCAGGTAGATCTGCCAGCCGAAGCCGGTGAACAGGCCACCGCCGCGCGCGGTCAGATGCTTCCAGGCGGACTGCGCCGCGGCGCGGATCGATGAGTAGTTCGTCGAGGCCCAGTCGTTCGCGTACTCGGGATAGGACTGGCCGACCGCGGAAGCGACGTTGCGGTGCGCGACGGCCAGGAAACCCTCCATCGCAGCGTTGGCGCGGGACGGCGCCGAGATCCGGATGTCCTCGCCCGGATAGAGGTGCGGGATGCGGGCGCCATTCATCTTCAGTGGGTTGGTCTCGTGGAACGCGATCCGGTCGTCGTTGTAGGAACTGACGTCGTCAGCATCGCCCTCGAGTACGCCCTTGATCGTGTCATGATCCAGTGGGCTGACGATGTAGGCCGAAAGCACGGCATTGATCACGGCGGCCTGCAGCTCGACCCGCTTGTAATTGTCCTCCATCGCCAGCGGCTCGACGGTCGCAACCAGCGCCGGGATGCCGCGGGTCTGGTCGGGGCGCTCATCCTCAAAATGGTGAAGCACCTGCCGGCGGCCCCACTCGTTGACCGCGGCGACGCGTTCCCACTCGAAGCGCCGGCCGAAGGCGTCGCCGGCCCCGAGGAAGACATCCCCCGGATGCGCGCAGCGGAAATGATAGGCGACGGGACGGCCGTACGCATCGCGCTCGACGCCTCGGCGGAGCCGGTCGGTGTCCGCCGCGTCGTTCGGGTTCGACAGCCGGTCGGCATCGACCAGCTCGATCGCGGTGCCCTGGCGGAAACCGTCCATGCCGTGATCACGAACCACGGCCAGTGCCTCGCCGGAGACGGTCAGCTCGCGGGCGGCGAGTGCGAGAAGGCCGGAATAGTTGCGCCGGCCAGCGGCGTCGATCGGGCATCGTGGGTCATTGGCGTAGGCCCGGAACTTGCGGCCGGTCTGGCGCGCCCATTCATGCGCCTCTGTCACGTCAACGCCGAGCAGTTCGTGATCCGGCGCCGGCTGCAGCCGGAAATTCGCACCGATCGCCTGGTCGACGAAGCGCTGCACGGCAGCCGAAGCCCAGCCATTCTCGCGAACGACCTTGCGCAGGCGCGCAACCGAGATATTCCGCTCGGGCAGCCACTCGCCATCGATCGACCGCAGCGACGGCGCGAAATCGAACATCTCGGCGCGGCGCGTGTCGGCGGCCCGGAACGCGCTCCCCTCCGCCCGCTGCCGCGCGAGCGGGTTGCCGTCCCAGTTGAGGATTGAGGCTTTCGACATCAGAAACTGATTCCGAAGGAACGGCGGGGCGGCGTCTGACCGAGCTGTATCTTCAGCTCGGCGATGTAGCCACGCAATTGCCCGGCCGTCGCCTGGGTGAAGGTGACGCTCTGTCCGTTGTAGGAGACCGAGACCTCCTTCACCCCGGTCAGGAGGCTGTGCAGCGCGGCCTCGGCATCGGCGAGGCGCGTCTCGAGAACCGCGGTCGAGGTCATGACGCGTCGATACCCTTGTTGAGGTCGGAGAGCTTGCGGCTCGCTTTCGAGGCGCCGCGCGTCCGGGTTCGGGCGAACGGCGAGGCCGTCAGCATATCGAGCTGCGCCTGCTCGACCGGGCAGTCACGCTCCTCGGCTGCGGCAGACCAGCGGTCGGCCGTCCAGCGGTCGAGGCCGAGATGTGAAGCCATCGCCATCGCATAGACCCGGCAATCGTGGAAATGGTTGTCGACGCCCTTCTGGCAGCGCCACTCGGAGCGCATGCCGGTCTTGGTTTCGGAGGTGTGGACATACTCCGCCGTCAGCTGCTCGAAGAACCGGCGGTCGTGATCGGCGGAAAAGGCGCAATAGCCCGGCGGGTCGGCTTCCTCGCCGGCGCGCTGCCCCGACTTGCGGAGATTCGCGTACATCGTCGACTTGAGCGACCAGGTGCCGACCGGCCAGAGCTGGCAGCCCTTGCGGACCTTGCGGCCGCGCACGTCGACATCGACCAGGCTCGGCACGCCGATCGGCGGCGCCGACCATCCGGAGACGCCCTTGAGCGCGAAGGCGCGTGGCCGGGCGCGGCAGAAGGCGTAGACCAGGTGGCTCTGATAGCCCGAATCGACGCCCAGCGCGTCGAGCCCGATCTCGCGGCCATGCGCATTCGGCCAGGTCCGGCCGTGCAGCTCGTCGAGCTTGCGCCAGATCTCCGAATCCGGGTCGGAGGTGTCGCCGTCGAGGAAACCGAAATCGATCGACCAGGAGCGCATGCCGACGCCCCAGGCGACAACCTCGTAATAGACGCCGGTCTTCTGCACGTCGACGCCGGCGGTCAGCATCAGCGCGCCGGCGGGCAACAGGCCCTTGCGGAGCTTCTCCCGGCGCAACAGCAGCTCTTTCCAGGGCGGCGCCTCACCGCGCTCCTCCCATGCCTCGCCGAGCCAGAGGTTGACGAACGCCTTGTAGCGCAACGGGTCGTCCTTCGACTTCACGAATTCGTCGGCGATGTCCTCCCAGGTGACCAGCAGCGAGGAGAGCGCGTCGAGGTGGTAGCTGTGATGGCCGGGCGCCGCCGCCGGGTTCGTCGCGATCCAGCGGCCGGCGCGGATCATCGAGACGGCCTCGGACTGATCGATCTGGCAGCCCTTGGCCTCGCACTTGTAGGCGGCCGCGTGCGGCTTCGTCTTCACGAACTTCAGGTTCTTGAAGCGGAGCACCTGCATCGCACCGCAATGCGGGCAGGGAACGTGCCAGAACCGCTGGTCGCCTTCCTCGAACTCGGCGTCGATGCGGGAGACGCCCTTGATTGTCGGCGTCGATGCCTGGAACTTCTTGAACTCGCCGGACCGGCGGAAGCTGATCTGCCGGGCGTCGACCATCGCCATCGGGTCGCCCTGGCCTTCCAGGTCGAGCGGCCAGCGGTCGATCTCGTCGGCGAAGACGTACTTGCCGGTCTGCGAGGCGAGGTCCGGCGCCGAGTTGGCGCCGAGCAGCTCGATCGAGCCGCCGGCGAAGCGCTTCGACCTGGTCGTCGATCCGGTCGCCGAGCGGCTGGTCTGCTCGCGGATCTTCGCGCGGAGCGACGGCGAGCGTTCGATCGCCGGCTGCAGCTTGTCGGCGTTGAAGCGGGCGACCGTGTCGCGGGTCGGGAAAACGGTCAGCGTCTGCGCCGGCGCCTTGGCCGCGATGAAGCCAAGCCAGGCGATGCCGATGGTCGTCGCGCCCAGCTGACCGCTCTTCCGGAGCGAGATCTTGGTACATGGATCGGCCGGGCCAAGCCGGTCGATGATCTCGACCAGCTGCGGCGTCTGGTCCGGGTTCCAGAGCTTGCCGGCGAACGGCCCATCGGGAACGAAGAGGTTCTCAGCTGCCCAGGCGGAGGGCTTCATCACCGGGTCGGGGGCGATGCCGAGCGCGAGCGCGCCGAGCACGATCGAAAGCGCGCGGATGCGGGTCGTCCGGTCAGTCATCGTCGTCGAACTCCTGGTCGTCGGTTGTGGCAGCGGTCTCGGGCGTAACGGTCAGATCCGCGGCGATTCCCTCGCGCAGGCTGCGGGCGATTTTCTTGAGCTCTGCCCGGACCAGCCGGGCACCGTCTTCCTTCCGGGCAAGCTCGACCAGGTCATCGGCCTCGCTCACCAGCTGGTCGATCCGCTCGGCGAACTTCCGGGCACCGGTCACCAGCGCCTCGGTCACGGCCTCAACCGAGATCAGGAGGCCGGCCTCCTGCATGTTCCGGCGCTCGGCCATCTCGGCCTGCGCCAGCTCGCGGCGGATCTTCGCGGCGCGGAGCGTCTGGTCCTCCGGCGTATCCGGCTGACCACCGCCGGCCGACGTTCCCGTCCGGTCGCCGCCGCGCGTATCCCTGTTCGCGTTCCACTGCTCGGCCGCGGTCTCATAGTGCAGCCGCTTGCCGCGAAGCGCCGGACCGGAGAGCCGACCGGCCGAGACCGCCCGGGTCACCTGCGACCGGTTCACACCCATCGCCTCGGCGAACGCCGCCCGCGTGCAGGTGCCGTCATCGTCGATCTGAATCCCCTCCGGCGCCGCCGAGCGGCCGCGGGGCGTCGTTGCGCCTTCGGTTGCGCTCAGGAGATCCATGACTGTTGCTGGTTTTCCGACCGGCTGTTGCGTTTGTTGCATCGGCCCGTTGCCTGTTGCCCAAACTTCGCAACAGCCTCACTGCCGAAAAATCGCGGTGCGCATTACCCGTAAGTGATACCCCTTGGGGAAGGACCCGTGCGGCGCAGGGAAGCGAGAGGCGGCCGACGGTTGACCCGGCGACCGCCCGTCGCTCGGTGAGCGGTTACATGACGCTGCCTTTCGGGTCCGACCAGGTTGTCGCAATGAAAAACCCGCCCACCTGGGAGGTGAGCGGGTTTGGTTCACAAGTCTCGCGACTCTGCCGGAACGGTACGTTTACTTGCCCCCGTTTGTCAATACCTACCCCCGGGTCGCTTTTTCGCCGCCATATCTGGTATCCGGCTTTTCCTGGACGGCGCGGCAACTCGGCGGGAGACGGCCGTCCGGGAAATCTCCGGCATAGGCCGCGATTGCCCAGCGCACATCGGCCATCACGGTCCCCTTGCGGACACCGAGCTTCCGGTCCAGCACGCCAACCCCGACATGCTTGCGCAGCACCTGGTCGAGGACATACCCGAGATTGCGGGGATCGGCGCCGGGATCGAGATAATCGCGTCCGCCCTCGCCACCGACCCGATGACGGCAATGCTCCTGCAGGAACCTGCGAAGCCGCGCGCCGTCCGCGGTTCGACCGCCGAGCACCCGTTCATGCGCCATCGCAGCACCGCCCGGCCCGCCATCGACCCGGACCTTGGCGGGATCAACCGCAGTGCAGCCGATGCCGACCTCGAGATCATCCCAGTCGTCGAGCATGGTTTCCAGCGCGCGCCGGTGCCCGTCGGAAAGCCGCGAATTCTTCGCGAGCAAGCAGTGTACCGGCGTCGGACCACGGCGCACGCCGGCACGGTCCTCGGCAAATACACCGCCCAACACCTCGCGCGCCATCATCTCGAGCGGCGCCAGCGGATGGCTGGAAACGGCGCGCGCCGAGACCCGCACGAAAGCGGCCAGGACGTCGCGGCCGTCGGCTGTCCCCGCGCAATGCCGCGCGATATCCCGGAAGGCGGAATGCAGGGCCCGTTCGCGGCCCTTGAGTTTCTGCTGCATCATCGATCGGTCCTTTCTCGTGACCGGTAACGGGCGTTACCCCTGCGTTACCGGTTCTGTTACCTCTTAACTCTCTGTTTTGATTGGATAATAGATAGAGAGGTAACGGGGTAACGGGTTCTGGATAGAGTCGTCGTGTGAGTCTGGCGCCGGGGAAATCGCGTGCTTCACGCGAGTCTGTTCTGAAATCCGTTACCCCGTTACCTGTCAGGCCGAAAGCCGCGGAAAACCGCCGAGTCGAAGGGGTAACAAGGGGGGTAACAGGGGGGTAACAGACGCCGCATTCCGTTACCTCTCCTCGTCCGGATCGGACCAGCAATGGTGGAGCGGGACCGATACCACCCGCGACGTGTAGCCCACGAACTTCTTCGGGCCCGGCTTCTCCACGCCCGGGAAAGCCTCGAACTGCTGCTTCCAGGCCTGGTCCTTCCAGCGCGTTCCGGCGAAGATATCCTTGATCGAGGCATGGTCCGTCGCGATCCAGACCGACGTCGGCATGCGCGTCTCGGTCGGCATCGGCTCAAGACGAACGCCGTTCGCCCTGAGCAGCTTGTCCCAGTAGACGTAGTCGCCCTGCCGCGAGAGCGCATAGCCGATCAGCTTGACGATCGAGAGCTGCTCGCCCGACCTCCAATGCTGCAGCGACTTCGTCAGGAAATGGTCCATGCACTGCTCGTGCTCGCGCCGGGTCTCGTCCGGGAAATGCATCAGGAGCTCGGCGACCAGCTCCTCGAGACTGTCGAGGTCGATCTCGCTGTCGCAGACGAATACCTCGCGCGCGGCGATCAGCGTGCCGTACTGCTCCGCGAACCGCCGCGTCTGGTTCTGGCTCGCGAGATACTCGATCACCCGCGCACTTTCCTCGCGGAACCGCCGCCAGCTGTTGGCGATGCGTGCGCGGAGCGCCGGACCGCGCTTCGCCCACTGCGCCAGCGCCTCCTCGATCGAGGTCGGGAAGGTCGCCGCCGGCACGCCCTTCAGGTGCAGGAAGGCAATGCGCGACATATCCTGCGGCAACGGCTCCGGCCGGTTGGTGCCGGCGAGGATGAAGCAGGATCGCAACCGGTAGGTCGCGACATCCCACGGCCCGCCCATGCCGGCGCGCACCCGGGGAGCCTGCTTGTCCGACGACGCCAGGCGTACCGTCTCGACGACGGAATTCCAGCGGTTGTTGTTCTCGTCCGGCTCGACCTCGTCGAGCAGGAAGGCGCCCGACGTCAGGCCGGTCATGCGGGCGATCGCTGGGCCGGTCGGGTCGGAGCCGGAGAGCAGCCCCTTGCTGCCGATCAGGGCGCAGGCCGCCTGCATCAGCGTCGTCTTGCCGCCGCCATAGGCCCCGCCGACATGGATATGCGGCCGCCAGGCCAGCGCGCCGGAGAGCCAGGCACAGACGCACCAGCCGGTGAACAGCCGGGCGTGGTAATCGCTCTTCCAGCCCCAGCGCTCGCGGATGAAGCTGTCGAAGGCGAGCGCCTCCTCTGCCGCGGCAGGACGAACGAAATCAGGCTCGGGGCGCGGGGGCTGGCCGAGATAGACGTGGTCCCCGATCCGGATGCCGCTGGCGCGCGGTTCTCCGCGATGCCAGACACGGTCGCCGCAATGCACGACCAGCTCGCCGGCGTCGTCGCGCCAGACGCCGCAGCCGCGCAGCACATCGTCGCCGGGATCGAACATGGCCAGGCGCTCGGTTTCGCGGAATAGCCACCAGGTGACAGGCTCCCACCGCCAGCCCACTGTCGTGGTGACCTCGTTGCCTTGCGAATCCTTCGACGTTTTGGTTTTCGGGAATTCGCGGTACAGCCACCACTCACAGCCCCTGAACAGGCCGCGGATGGCGGCGGTGTTCAAGGATTTCGCGGGGATCGCCTCGAGCTCGCCCCGCGGCGTCAGGAAATAGCAAACCCCCAGATATGAGCCGAGCACGGTCACCGGGCAGCTTTCGCGGCGCGCATCGTCGTCGCCCGCATCGAGGCCGTCCTGCTCGTCCGGTTCGTCCATATCGTCCGCCGGGACCGCCGGCGAAGGCGTCGGTGCGACGATGTCCGGGTCGACCTCGCCGGCGCCGGGCACCGGACTCATGTTGTCGGAATCGCTGCTCATATCCTCCCCTCGCGGATCGCGCGGAAGGCGTGTAGCATCCGCCGATGATCAGGTTTCTTGTTGTGCTTCTGGTTTTGCTCGCGCCAGCGTCCGCGGCCCGGGCGGATGACCCCGAACGGATCACCGGCCGGGCGGTGGCGCTCGACGGCGACACGCTCGAGATCGACGGCCGGCGCGTGCGCCTCTGGGGCATCGATGCGGCCGAGATGAAGGAAAAGCCCGCCGGACCGCTGGCCCGCGCCGCGCTCGACGACCTGGTCGCGGGCTGGACAGTCGCCTGCGAGGTACGCGACATCGACCGCTACAAGCGCGCCGCCGCGATCTGCGGCACGCCCGAGGCGGCGGACCTCTCGATCGCCATGCTGAAGGCCGGACAGGCGACCGCCTTCCGGACCTTTACCGCCGGATGGCCCGAGGCCGAATCCTACGATGACGCCGAGCGCCAGGCCCGGATGCTCCGCGCGGGGTTCTGGGGAGACGGGGGCAAGGCCGAGCGGGATTGGGCCAACTATGTCGAGATATTCTCCATCCCGGTCGGCACACTGGTCGCGCTCGGCACGATCTTCTCCGCTTTCTACCTGCAGCGTCGCCAGCAGGCCCACGAGTTGTTGCAGAGGCAGCGATCCGCCGCCGGCGCCGCGGCGCTTATGGTACAGGCCTCCTTTACCCGGTTCCTGTTCGCGCACCGGCAGATGCTGCATGCGCTCGCCTGGTCGACCGTGGCGCCGCCGGGAGAAGACCCGTTCGTCAACGTCGATATCCCGAGGCTCGTCCCGGCCGACAACCTCATCGACGCGCTGAAAGACGCACCGCATCCGATTGCCCTGATCACCGGGGCTTTCATCGACGCCGCGAACCTGGCCGGGGGTGACAAGATCAAACCCGCCGCCAGTGTCGAGGACCGAATCGTTATGGCGCGGAAACTGTCTGCCACGCTGGCGGACGTGACCGGACTCGGCATCCGGACCTACATGGCCGCCCTGTTCTTCGCCCGAAGCGGCCGCATGGCGGACGATCCGTTCGCCATCGACATCGAGGGTGAATTCGGGCCGATGCTGAACGACACGCCGGAGGGCGTGCTGGCCTGGTGCCGCGCACGCGGGATCGAGGGCAAGGGCATCCGGGACAGCTGGTATGACGCCTGGCTGGAATTCATGGTTTCTCACGACTGATTCCCCCACACATCCCACCCGGCCGCTGGCGCGCCGTCGGTGCGGGCGAAGAGCTCGATACGCGGAAGCCCCGGGAACATCCGGGCGATGTCGTCGCGGACGGCTTCCGGCTTCTCGCTGTGCCGGCCGCGCGGCGAGGTGTAGACGCTCGACGGCCGGAGCTCCTCCGCCGGCGCCGGAAAGTCGCCACGGGTCGCGACGAGCAGGATCTCGTGGCGCACGCGGTACCAGTAGCCCATGCCGGCCACGCCCTTGTCCCAGACGGCCGAGGCCTTGTAGGTAAATCCCCAGGCCTCGAGCACCCGGAAGGCCTCCTCGAGGTTCGGCGAGGTCGTCCAGAGGAACAGCACCGCATCGTCATGCGCGATCTCGCCGACCGGCAGCGCGCAGATCTCTTCGATCGACATCGTCGGATAGTGATTTTCGATCGACCGCTCGGTCATGCCGGAACGGAAGCGCCAGCACGGGTCGGCATAGAGCACGGGATATCGCCGGCCCGTCTCGAAGCCGGGCGTCGGTTCCGACTTGAGCCGGATCGCCTCGAGGCGGCTGGCGCGGCGCTGCCGCTTGCCCTCACCGCGCAGATCCTTCAACGCCGCCTCGCGGATCTTCGGCGCGGCCGTGACGATCGCGCCCTGCTCGTCGGCCGGCAGCTCCGCGACCATGCGCGCCGACTTGAGCGGCATGGCGCCGGCCTCGACCGCGGCGACCAGCTCTGGCGCGCCCCGCTCGAGCACGGCGGCCGCCTGGATGACGCTGTCGCGGGACACGCTGCAGCTCTTGGCCATCGCGGCCTGCGACTTTGTCGGCGCGCCGACAAGGTCGGAGCGCTGTCCCTGCCGGGTCTCGACCAGGCGGGCAGCGACCAGCGCACGCTGCGCCTCGTTCAGGTGCCGCCGGCGGAGGTTGAGCGAGATCACGTATTCGACCGGCGTCAGCCCCGGCCGGGCCTCGACGAGGTCCGCGAACTCACCCCATTCCATCGACCGCCCGGTCTCGGCCGAGGCGCGCGCCCGGTGCCGCCCGTCGAGTATCTGCCCCTCGAGCAGCATGCCGCGCTCGCGAACGCCGTTCGCGCGGACATCCTCGACCAGCGCCCGGAAATCATCCTCGGGCATCTCCGGGAAAGCGGCAGCGAGCGGATGAACGGGAGGGAGCGTCATGCGGCACCTGTCGAGAACAGGTCACCGGGGCGCTCGAAGTTTGTCATGATGACTTCGGGTTTGACCGTGCCGCCATCGGTGACGACCTTGCTCGGGAAGCGGTACCAGCCCGCAAGAGCGGAGTCATAAACCGTGCCTTCAGACATCGTCAGAATGACCCGCGCCTTCGTGGCGGCGAGCGCCGCTGCGAGCCGGTCGTGCGCGGCGGCATCCATCTTTACCGCGTAACGTCGCCCGACCGGCCCTGGATAGGGCGGGTCAACAAACATCAGGCAGTCCGGTGAATCGTAGTTACCGAGCAGCGTGATCGCATCCGTCGAGCGGATGGAGACACCGCGCAGACGCTCGGCCACCGCCGCGAGCCGCGCCGGCAATCGCGTCCAGGTGATCTCCGGCGCGATTGCCGGCATCTTCGACCAGCGGAAGCCGCTCCGGTGCGCATCGCCGTGTCCGCCACGCCCCATCCATGAGGCGACGAGAAACACCCGCGCCCGCTCGACCGGGTCTTTTGGCATCTCGACCGCCTGGCAGGCGCGAAACTCCGCCTCCGCGAAAGGCGTCAGCTCGATGGCCGCATAGAGCTCGCCGGCGCGCGGGCTCCGGAGCACCTCGAACAGGTTGATCACCTCGCCGTTCAGGTCATTGATCACCTCTTTTGGATGGCGCGGCTTGTTAAGGGTCACCACGGCTGACCCGCAGAACAGCTCGACCCAGGTCGACGGCCCGGCCGGTACCAGCGCGAGGATATGTCGCGCCATGGTTTCTTTCGAGCCGTAGTAATTGAGCGGACGGCCGATCTTCACTCGATCCTCCCGTCATGCACAAAGCCGTCGAGCAGCCGGCCGGCGGCCTTCTTGCCGACGCGGACAAAACGGCAACCGCCGGTAGGGTCGGGGTCATTGCCAAAGGGCAGTGATGCGCCGGACGCGTCGATAGCCGTCTTGCTCGGTGCAGGCCGTGCAGGTGCGGCCGGATGCATGCCCCGCGGCAGCGGTAACCATTCCCCCCACTGCTTGAAGCAGTACGGGATGCCGTGCGCCGCTGCGAAGTCGCGGGCAGCGCGATGCCAGTCCGGGTGGCTCGGCCGGGCGTGCGGGCCGCTCTCGCCGCCGGAGATCATGCCGGCGAGGAACTCCCAGCCCGACCAGTCGACCGGCCCGAGCGCCGGCTCGTAGCTCACGAAGGTACGCCAGCCGGCTGCCGCGATCGCCGCCAGCGCGTCACGCCGGGCGTCAGCGCTCGCCTGGTCCTCGACCGAGGCGCCGATGATGACATTGGCGAACGGCGGAGGGTTGTACGCCAACTGACAGCCCTGCCGCCGTGCAGCATCCTCGACACCCTCTCTTGAGTACGGTCGCGGCCAGAACTTGGGCATTTTCCAGCCAATGTAGTCGCGGAAATCTTTATCGAGCAGGAGGCTCGCAAGCCGCTCCGGCCGCTTGGTCAGCACCTGGTAGTGATGCTGTGCAGCGACCGCCATGACCGCAAAGACCTCACAGACATCTAGAGGATAAAGGCCCGGATGACCCAGGTCGGACATCGAGTTGACGAATATCCGGCGTGGCCTCTTCCAGAGCAACGGATGAACAAGAGCGCCAGGGTCAAGCCTCACCTCGCCCGTCCAGACCGGCCCGTTCTTGCCGGGCTTCGTCAGCCCGGCATATTTCTCGCCCGTCCGGCCGCCCATCTTCTCGAGGCGGCCGGCCATGCGCATGGCGTAGCAATTCTTGCAGCCCGCCGAGAGCACGCTGCAGCCGACGACCGGGTTCCAGGTCGCGTCAGTCCACTCGATCCCGCTCTTGTCGCCCATCGTCATTCCCCGTCCAGGTAGACCGGCCGGTCGCGGAGCGGCGTGCCGTCATCGTCGCCGAGGAAGAGATACGGCCCGGCGGCGACATGCGCGACCTCCTCCGGCAGCAGGAACAGCGCGGCGGCGACCTGGCCGACCGGCGTGCCATCGCCGGCGAGGCCGACATAGGCCGAGACGGCCGTGTAGATCTTCCGGTCGTTATCGCCGGCGACACCGGGCGGACCAGCGGAGATTTTCAGCCAGCCGATGGTCACCGCGTCCTCGTGTTTGATGCCGAGCGCCTCGACCGCCACCTCGAAGGCCGGCGGTGCGGCCGGACGCGGGACGGCACGCTCGCACCAGAGGTCGATCATCACGCTCTTGCAGGCGAGATCGAAGCCGTACCACATCGCCATCTCGAGCTCGGCGCCGGATTCCGTACGCCCCTTGCCCTCGGCCTCGATCACGTCGTCGAACTCGTTCGGATGCGAGGCCCGCCAGCCATCGGCGACGCCGGGCTTCAGAAGATCGACCTTCATCCCCTGCCCTCCGGCTCGGAAAGGGCCAGGCAGAACTCACCGCTCTCGACACGGTCGGCGATCTTGCGGAGCACTGCCGCGAAACGCTTCCGGTTGCCGACGTCCGGTATCCAGGCCGACACGGTGGCCACGACCGACAGCAGAACGTTAAGGCAGATATCCGGGCTGCTCTTCCAGAGACAGCGCAACCCCTCGAGCAGATACGCGGTGCCGGCATCGGCCTTCCAGCCGAATGGACCTGGTTCGCCGGGCTTCCCGGTCTGGTAATTGAGATCGCTCATTCGCTTACCTTCTCCCTGTCCAGCCGCCGGATATCGGCGAGCGTCATTCCCGCCAGCGCCTCGACCAGCGCCCGGGTCTCCGGCGACGGGAGGCGATGCAACTTGCCGGGCGCCAAGCTCTCGGGCGAGGCGGCGGCAGCGGTTTCGCGGCGCGTGTCACCCATTGGATTCGTCAATGGCCCGGGTGACGCCCTGGATGGCGACAGCAATCAGTCCCGCCGCGGTCAGAATGACGACTTCGAGCCGCCAATCGTCGAGGAAGATGATCCTGTAGAAACCAGCCTGCGAGACGCAGAGGATCGTCAGGGTCATGAGCACCGAAAGCAGCCGATTGAATGTCAGAGGCATCAAAGCTCTCCTTCCTGGTGAATGTGAACGGAAGCCAACGGCACGCATGCGAAGGTCATCGCAGCTGCTCCGGCAGCTGGTTGTCGGCGCGGAGGTTGCGGTTGTAGAGCTTGACGAAAGTCAGGCGCATGACCTCTGCCATCGACCCGCCGAAATTGCCCTTGTAGGCCCGCGCGGTCTTCTGCAGCTGCAGCACCCCGGTGCTCGCCACGAGCTGGCGGATCATCCGTTCGTCGTCGAGCTCGTGCTCACCGAGCTTCGCAAGCAGGAGCACCAGCCCATTGATGGCGTTGCCGACCAGCGTCTGCTCGCCCCGCGCCTCCGCGACCCGTCTCAAGATCACGAGCGCGCGGGTGACCAGCTCCGGACCGTGCCGGGAGACCGCCTTGGCGATCGTGCCGGGCGCCGGCGTCTCGGTGAGCGGCCAGCTGCCGGCCTGGCGGACCGTGCGCGGGATGGTGACCCCGGCCTCGCGGCAGGCGGCCGCCACCGCCAGCGCCAGCGGTGCTGCCGCCTCGACCTCCGCGTGATGCTGCGCGAAGGGCGTGACCGTGACCCGGTCCCGGTTGATCGCGACGAAGGCGTCCGCCTGCTCGCGGATCTCCGGCGTCGCCACGATGTAGCAGGGCACCTCCTCGATCGCCGGGTGCTTCAGCGCCGCGGCGACGCGATGCTGGCCGTCGATGATCGCGTAGGTACTCTCGCCCACGGCCGCCACGGTCGGCGGCTGGAACTTCGCCCAGGAAAACTCCCCGGCGATCCGCGCGATGACCTTGGCCGAGCGCTTGCCGGTCGTCGACCGCTGGTAACGCTGCTCGACGGTCAGCTGCACGAGCGGCAGCCAGGCCATCTCCGGACGCGGGCCGGGATCGGCAATGTCGTCAGTCTTCGATGCGTCAGGCATGGGTGACCTCCTGCAGCGCCCCGACATCGATGTCGGGGCGGAAGATGCCGGTCTTCCCCCGGCAGGGTGTGAACACTAGTGGGCGCGGGTTGCGAAGCACGAAACCGTAACGGCCGGTAAACCATTCGCTGCTTGAGCCAGTCACCACGTCGTCGATATCGACCATCCCGACGATGCCGCCCCGCTGGTCGAGCGGATCGGCGGATGCATTGCCTGGCAGGCCAAGATGGAGGGCGCGGTATAGGAAGTCGTCGACAAGAAAGCCGTCCTCGTCATCCGCCTCGATGCCGGCATGGATCAGGATCGGGCCCCGGTGACTGGTCCGCCAACTGCGGTTCTCGATGTCCTTCCCGGCATAGAGGATCGCCCAAGCCCAGGGCTGGCGGATCGACAGCGCAACATCTGGAAAACACCCGCTCATGCCGCCCGCTCCTCGATCTGGACGTTGTTCCAGTCTCGCCCGCCGTCGCCGTCGGGGACGCAGAGCCAGACGCGTTTCAGGCGGCCGGCGCGGACATCTTCGGCGCGGCGGGCGACGCAGGCCGCGAGATGCTTCGCCGCCGGGTGCGTGACCGGGCGGCCGGCGAGGATCGCTGCCTGCATGCCGGCCTCGTCGGCATCGCCGAACAGCACCAGGTCGGTGACATGGGTCGGCAGCTCGAGCTCGGCGAAATTCGAGCGGGTCGCCGCGCCCCATACCGGGATGCCGAACAGCTGGGTTGCCGCGATGCCCGTCTCCGCGCCCTCGGCAAGCCCGAGGACGTGCCCCGCCGGCGCCGAGAGACGGATCGCCGCCCCGAGCTGCTGGCCGAGCATCAGGCGCTTGCCGTCGCGGATCACGCGGCCGGTCTCCGCATCGCGCTTCAGCCAGACCCGCTGCACGCCGGTGATCTTGCGGTCGGGACCGGCGAGCGCCCAGATCAGCGCCGGCTGCGCCGTCGTGTCCGGGTTGCGCCGGGATCGCGGTAGGGCCGGATGGAAGCGGCCGGACGGCGGCAGGAGCTCGAGGCAGCGGCCGCGGAGATATTCCTCCGCCATCGTGCCGGCAAGCGGCACGGCTTCGCGCCAGTAGCGGAGCGCGTCGGCGAGATCCTCCTGCTGACGCCGCGCCTCCTCCCGGTCCGCCGCGATCGCCGCCTGGCGGCGGGCCTCGATGACGGCCGGGTCGGGCTCGGACGGCGCCTCGCCGGAAATGCCGAGGAAGGCGAGCGCCTCGCGGAGCGCCGTGCCGAACGACCCCGCGCCGGTCTCCCGGCCGATCAGGTCGATCAGGCTGCCGCCCTCGTCCGATTTGAAGTCGCGCCAGCGGCCGCGCCGTTTGCCGTCGAGATAGACCACGAGCGCCGGGTTCTTGCCGTCGCCGAAACGGACCTCGCGCTTACCCGCCTTCTGCATCTTCGGCAGGCCGTAGGTCGAGGCCAGCCGGTCGAGGCTGTCGAGCAGGCGGAGATTGATCTCTTGGAGGTCATGGCGCTGCGCGGTCACGATCCGCCCTCCCGCACCTGGTCGAGGCGGTACTGCCAGAGCCGCTGGGCCGCCGCAGCCACGTCGAGCGCGAGCGCCGCCGCCTTGCCCGGGGTCGTTTTCAGGGCCACGTCGCGGAACATGAAGGCGACCAGCTCGTCGCCCTTGCGCCAGCAGAGCTGCATCGCGGTGGCGATCGCCTCGTTGAGCTCGAACACCTCGTCGCGCTCAAGAACGGCGACCATGTTCGGCCGGGGCTGGCGGTAGTCGCAGAGCGCCCAGCCGCCGACGGCCGGGTGCAGCCGGAGCACCGGCCACTCGACGACGCCATCACCCGGGCGGCCGGCACTCACAGCTCACCTCCCGCGTCGAAATCCTGTTCGGCAAGCCAGTCGATGGCGCGCGCCAGCGGAGTCGGCGACCGGCCGCGCTTGCCGAGCGCGGCCGCGATCGCGCCAACCGGCGTTCCGGTCTGGATCAGCTTGGAGACCAGCACCGCGCCGTCATCCAGCAGCCGGTCGAGGGTCGAATCAGGCTTGCCGGACGAAATGAACAGCTCCGCGATCCGTCCGTCCGGGTAGTACCCGGCGGTGACGCGAAGCTGGCCGGATTCCGTCTCGACCGTCGAGGTCACAGACGGCCGCCGGTTCGCCAGCTTGCCGCACCCGCCTGAAAGGCCGGCGCTCACGCCGCCACCGTCAGGAGGAAGAGGGTCAGCACCAGGGCGATGCCGGAGAAGACGAGCGACAGCCTGCCGGCGATGCCGAGCGGACGGACACGGCGCAACGGGCGCGGGGCGTGGAAAGAGCCCGCGGCAATCATCCGGGCGAGATCGATATTCGACATACTGTCTCTCCTTTCAATCGTCGCGGTAGGGCAGGCGCGCATGGGCCGGCCGCGAACGGCGTTCGCCACCGCCCGCCGCAGCGGCCTTGCGGCGGGCCCGGTCGAACGAGGCGCACCACTCGCTGTGCTGTTCGGCCTCGGTCTCGGGATCGAAGGGGTTGGCGGCATAGGCCACGCCGGACCGCCCGGCCCTGTTGCCGAGCATGCCGGCGGCGCGTACCGCGGAGACGATCAGCGCCCGCTCATGCCTTGCTGCGGCGAGCAGCTCCTCGTCGGCCAACGGTTCGCCGAGCGGGATCACAGCGCGCCCTCCCCTTTGGTGACGAGGGGCAGGCCGCCATCTATGCTTCCGGCCGCTAGCGAAAAAGGAGAACTGGCTATGGCCGATGATATAGCGAAAGTGATCACCAGGCTCATCGACGAAGGCATCAAGCGCCAGGCACTTGAACTGCACCAGCGAAACATCGCGCTGATGGTCGCGTATGCACACCTGGTCAACATGATGGATTCTCGCGGGCTTCTACCGAAGGATCAGGTTCTTCAATCCCTTGAGAAGACAGCACGCCACACCGGCAGCATTGCCGGCAACCAAGCTGTCGAAGCTCATCTTCTACGGCTTGTCGAATTGCTCCGGACATCGCCGCTTGAACCCACTCCGGAGGAGGTGCGGAAGGGATTCCGAGTGATCTCTGAAGTTCCTCCAGAACCTGAGAAAAACTCTTAGGCGGAAGACTGCCCGGGGAACTCACAGCGCGCCCTCCGAGCGGGCGACCAGCAGGGCGCGGAGGCTGGCGACCGAGGTCAGCGCCTCGTCGCATTCGCGGATCAGGTCGAGGGTGCGGATCTCGCCGGCATCGATGTCGCCGCCGTTGGCGAGCGCCTGGCCCGACTTGGCGAAGACCTCGGCGATTTCCTTGCCGACCGAGGCGAGGCGCTCGGCCCATTTCGGATCGACGTCGCCGCCGAACTCGACCCGCATCAGCTCGTAACCCTGCAGGCGGGCGAGGATGCCGGTGACGGCGGGCAGGCCGGTCGCGGCCTCGAGGTCGGCGATCACGTCCGCCGGCATGAAGACGTCTTCATGCCCGGGATTGCCGTAATCCGAGAGGGTCGACCGGCCGGGTCGGGTGATGCCCGCCGCGGCGTCGACGCCGCCGGCCTGCTTCACCAGCTCTCGGGTCGCGGCCTTCAGGCGGAGGTAGTCGGTACGGGGCAGCTCGCGCATGATCATTCTCCGAAGCGGCTTTCGCAGTCGTGCGGATTCGCCGCGTGATTTTCCGGGTGAATCCGCAAGGCCCGGGGTGCAGGCTGTGCGGATGGAAGGATCGATCGGAAAAAGAGGACCGGCGGGACCGGACGCTGCGAGAGGCGCCTGTACAGCCGGCAGGCGCGGAAGGTACCGCCTGCCGATGTCCGGACCCGCCGGCTGCCGGCGGCGCGTTCGCCACCGCCGGCCAGTCGCGCGGCGACAAAGGGGGGAAACGCCGCGCCAGGGAGGGGGATGGATTGGTTACGCATCGGTCGTCTCCGCCGGGGTGAAGCAATCGCCACCCGCACCGGCTTTTGAGCGCGTGTCCTGGCGCGATCCGATGCGGCAGAGGGCCTCATGCGTGACGCCGTCATAGCCGCGCCGGGAGGCCGCGCCGACAACGTCGCACCAGTACTCTCCGGGTATCCGGTCGCGATGCTTCCAGAGGGACGCCAGACCTTGCCGGACCCCGATATCTGAGGCGAAGTCGGACACGGACGGCCAGCAGCTGATGATGTCGACGAATCGTTTCATACATCGGAAAATTTCATAACGAAATTCACTACGCAACAATAATTTTCGTTTTGTAATTTTCCGGCGGTTTTCCGCCCCCCTTGACGGGGATATCTTTCAGTATGAAATCCGTTGGTTCACGACTCAAAGCCGCCCGCGTCGCGGCGGGCTACAAGACAGCGAAGGAATTCGCCGACAAGCACGGGCTGCCGCAACCCACTTACGCGAACCACGAGAACGACAAGCGCGGCCTGCGCAGGCAGACGGCCAGGTACTATGCGGATGCGCTGGACGTGACGGTCGAATGGCTGCTGGACGGCAAGGAGTCTGCCGGTGACGAGCACTCTGAGAAGCCCAGGGCGAAAGCCGCAAAAGATGGCCAACAGGAAGTGATCGAGTACGATTCCCGGTTGTCAGCCGGCGGTGGCCGCAATCACGATCATGAGCATGTACGCGCCAGTTGGTCGATGCCGACCGAGTATCTCCGCTACGAACTCGGCATCAACAGCGCAAACTTTGGAATCCTTGAAACCGTCGGCGACTCGATGGACCCGACGATACTGTCCGGCGACCGGGTGATGGTGAATTTCGACGACCGCACCCCAAGCCCGCCCGGCATCTTCGCCCTCTGGGACGGGCTCGGCACTGTCATCAAGCGCGTCGAACACATCCCCAATTCCGAACCGATCACCTTCCGGATCATCTCCGACAACAACCGGTATGACAGCTACGAGCGGACCGCCGACGAGGTCAACGTCATCGGCCGCGTGATCTGGCGGGCGACCCGGCTCTAGGCATCATCCAATGCCGGTCGGCAATTCGACCCCGAGAATTTCAAGCGCGTCGCGGATAGCCTGCAGGCCGAGAGATTCCTCGAAAGTGATACGGCCATCCGCCGTGATGACATCGAGCGCAGCCAGCGCAAACCTGATCTGCCGTTCTTCCTGCCAGTCAGACATGACAAACAGCGATTCCTCGAATGCCTGATCGTCCGGCACGAGCCGTTGTATACGCTTGCCGGTTTCCTCGCGCACGCCCCTGAACCCAGCGCCGTCGAGGAACTTCAGGATAACTTCGACCTCGGAGATCGCGAACTGACCATCGCACTGGGCCAGGTAGGTCAGCATGCGGATCTCGTGAACGAGATCCCCGAAACCGGCCTCCTCGATCTGCTCCTGCTCCCAGAGCACCTCCTCGAGTAAATCCTGATGATCTCCGAACACCTCGCCGGTCCCCAGATCAACCGCAGAAGTTATCCGGTCCAGTCTGAAGCTGCGCATCGCATCGCGTTCGAAACAATACGCCTTGAGCACATAGGCATCGCCAATCCTGTCCAGCCGGCGGGCGGATATCCGCCGGACGGATAGCTGGTCCCGGCTGTCGCAGTACGTGATTTCGAAGGTATCTCCCGGCAGCGACACAGAAGATCTTTCCGATTGGCTGTCTGCCACGGTTTCCGGAGCATCGGCCGCCGGCATCGTCGGGGCATTAGACGAAGGGTTCTGCAAGCGAGCCGACATGGGTGCTGCCGCTTGCCCGCTGCCAAAATGTTCGCGTAGAGCTTTATCTATCGACATGTTCACAACCTTTCATATCGATGATACCGG